ATCGCCAGCGGATAGCCACATAACTCAACGTCCTCACCTTCCGGTTCACGCAGGGTGATAGAGGTAATTTCAGCGCCATGTGCGGTGATTTTCTTTTTCAACGGAATGGTGACTTCGCTCATTGCCAGATCCCCTTATCGCCTTCGAAGTGCAGTTCGATGGTGCCTTCGTCGCCACTCACGGCCGGCTCCCCAACCAGATAGGCGCCGGACAGCACGTAGGTGCTGCCGTTGGCCAATTCGGCGGTGACGGTCATGTCGGTCGATTCGGCCAGCGTCTTGCGCGGGAAATCCGGCGTATTGATGGCCGTCAGCTTGATGTATGGCGTCCGGGCGGTTTCCTTGAAACCAGCCGGGCCAGCGAGACCCATCACGGTCTCTCGGGTCTTGTCGGTAGCGGGGCACTCGACCCCGCCCTGCACTTCCAGTTGAGCGGAATCTGCTTTGACGTAGCAGATCCCGGCGACACGTTTTCCCATGGTGTTGAACTCCTATCAGGCGGTGGCGGGGTATTGCAGGCGGAACTGCGCCAGGACGGCGAAGACGCGCAACTGATTGACCAGGTCCGGCGGGAACAGCACGTTCAGCCGGTTCGGGTTGTTGGCGTCGCGCTCGACGATCAGGTTCTGGGCGAACAGATCGGCGTTCTCGACGATCCCGTTGGCCTCCATCTCGGCATAGGCCGCCGCCAACTCGGCGCGGATGACCTTTGGCGTGACGATGGCCTGGGCGGCGCCGAAGCGGGTGCCATCATTGGCCAGCTTGTGCCGCGGGTACTTCTGCGTGATGCGGTAGCGCAGGTTGCGCAGCACGTAGGCCAGGGTGTGCAGCGTCTCGCTGTCCAGATAGCTGGGGTCCGGCTGGTTCCAGAGATTGACCTGGTAGGTCGTGATCGCCCGTTCGACACGCACCGCGCCGCCGCCGACGTAGCTGGTTGCCGCACCGTTGGTCAGCAGAGTTTGCCGTTCGGAGATCAGGAAGCGCTTTTCCTGCGGCGCCGGCAGGATGCCGATCAGCTCGCCGGTCTGCGTCGGCCGGGCCGGGTCGATGGCGATGAACTTGGCGTTGCGCGCGCCGTAGGCGGCGGCGTATTCCCAGGGCGCATTCGGCACTTCGGCTTCGTAGCCGGCGATGGTCATGTGCTGATCGTTGCGGGCGCTGGTCAGCGTGGTGATGGCGACCAGCGTGCCGGGCTTGGCCGTGTAGACATGACCGTAGAGCTGCTTTGCCCAGGACCAGCGGCCGGTGGTGTCGCCCATCAGCGCGGCGAAGGCATCGAGCGTGGCCGTGTCGGTGTAGGGCTGGATGATGAAGTCGTATTCCTCATCGCCCAGGGCAGCCAGTGCGGCGGTCAGATCCGGGTTGGTGGCACCGCCGGACAGGGCGGTGATCGCCACACCCAGGCCTGCCGGCGTGGTTTCGCCGCCGGCATTGCCGCGATAGTTTAGCTGCAGGCGGATCGCATTGCCTGCTTCGCCCTTGTGCTTGGCGGTGATCGTCACGGTGCCGGCGGCGGCGGAAGCCGTGACCGGCAATTCGGCATTGGCATTGATCGCAGCGGCCAGGGCGGTGGCAACGGCGGCGGCGGCCTCGTTGGCAGCGACAGCAAGCCGCACGCGCTGGGCGCCAATGTAGAGGTTGAGCGCACCGGCCGCGCTGGTCGTGCCGGTGAAGACGACCGTGCCGGCCGCAGCGACACCCGCACCGGCGTCGTCGAGCGCAACGCACCAGATCTCGCCGAAGTCGTCGTTGGCACGATAGACCTCGTGCATGCGGGCCAGCATGGAGCCCTGGCCGAACAGGCTGCGCGCCTCGTCGGTACGGGAGACCAGCATCGGCACGTTGGCTGCGGCGCTGCCGGCTGCCAGCTTCTGGCCGATCAGCAGGGTTTTCAGATTCTGCTCGAAGTAGCCAGCCTGGGAGTTGTCGACCTCGGCGTAGAACAGGGGAACCCGGATCGATGCCGGGATGTTGTTGAAGCTGATCATTTGGCTTTACCCCCTTTCGCGGGTGCAGGTTTCTGGTCGGCCTTGACCACGTCGCCATCGGCGATGCGGCGCAGCCAGTACTGGTCGTGGTCGGCAACGACCCGACCTTCGGGCGGCACGAAGCCGCCCTTTTCGGGATCCGGCACGCGCCGGCCCGAAACGGGCTTGATGAACATGGGTGAAGCTCCTGGTTAGGGCGGGTCGAGGGTGATGCGCTGGCGGGCCGTTGTACGGCCATCCGGCGTCGGGTTGTCCGCGTCGATGTCGGCCGGATTGGCGACATCGTCGAGGTGGATTTCGGTCAGCACCGGCAGCGCTGCCAGATCGATGGCCTGCCAGGTGTCCGGATCGGTGACGTCGTCGCTGCCGATCTCGAAGTCCGCCGAGAATTCGAACTGGTACCAGAGCCGGGCGCGGTCGAGCGACAGCAGGTTGCCGCCGTCGTACTCGATGCCGTCGTAGTCCTCCGACACCTGCCAGCCGAGCAGCGCCTTGAACAGCTCGCGCCGGATGGCATGCACGCTGCCGGCCGCCGCCTGGCCGCGCTCGTCGGCGGTGTTGGAGAGCGCGACGATGACGGCGAAGGAATCGCTGACCGATTGCCGGTAGCCGGTGGCGCTGCGGTTGGCCTCCGGGTTGTCATCCAGTGGGATGACGTAGGCGGCCGGAACCGGCAGGTTGGTCTTTTCCAGCAGCAGCTGGAACTGCGCAGCGCCGGCCACACGACCGGCAAAGCTGGGGCAGCGTTGCCGCAGGGCGGCGATGATGATGTCGATGTTCATTTTCTGGCGATCAGGGCGTTCTGCAGGGCGTCGGCCAGCACCTGGCGGGCGTGCGTCTTGCGTTCATCGAGAGCTTCTTCCATGTAGTTGGCACGCGGGGCAATCCGCCAGCCGCCGGCGGCGCGCGCCGACTTCTCCTTGTCCCGCTGGCCACGTCGCCTGCGGTTGCTGATGCCAAGCCCTTCACCAGGTGCCAGCCGCTTCATGGCAGCGCCTTGACGGACGCCGGACTTGAGGAAGGCCGGATAGAAATCCTTGCCCATCTCAGCCGTCTTCTCCGGGCGGATGCTGACGAGCAATCCCGGTTTGCTGACCCGGTACTTGATCGCGCGCTGCAGCGTCCCCGTCAGCTTGCCAGGCGCATCGCCTGCTGCCGAAACAGCCCGGCGAGCGACCTTCTTCCTGGCGACCTTGCGGATATCGGCGCCGATCGCGCGCATCGCCTTGCGAATCTGGCGGCGGTCGAAGTCGAGGTGGCTATGCCCTTCCCAGAAGACTGACGCGGCGAAATAGCTGCCGTTGTACTTGCTGCCGATCATGCGATGGCTCCCAGCGCCTCGACCTCGAGCACGACGAAGCGGCGCTCCCCGTTGAGATCAGAGGCGCGCTTCACGCGGTAGCGCAGACCGGCATACTCAGCGACGTGCTCGCCGGTGATTGTGACTTCGTTGATCGTCGCGGTGCGCCGCACGATGATGCGGTGCGTGACGCCGTTGTCGACCTGCTGCGTGCCCCAGAAAATGGCCGACCCAACAGGCTCGACACTGGCCCAGACGGTGGCACCGGCGTCGAATGTCTGGTCGATGCCGAAACCGGCAGCGGCAACGTCCTGCCACTTGCGCAAGGTGACGCGGCGGTTGAGGTCGCCTGCACTCGGCTGCTTCATGGCCGGGTCTCCATGATGTAGAGACGATGCGGATCCAATAGGCCATCCAGGAACAAATTCTTCTGCGGATTATTTCCGGACAGCGAAATGGCCGCTTCCGGCGATGACAGCCAGTGCGAGACCTGCGCCGCGCACCACATCTGCACCGATTCCGGCATGGCCTCCGTGCTGTAGTCGTGGCCTGTTTCATGGCTCGCGCTGGCCGTGGCGCTGGCGATCATGGCCGGCAGGACCGCGTCGAACTCGCTGCCATCGATGCGGCACCAGGCCTTGATGAATTCGGTGGTCGGCGCGGCCATCTTCCTTTACTCCGACTTGTTTTCCGGCGCCGGGCCGGCGTCCTTGTTTTCCTTGGCGGCCTGCTTGGCCTTGGCTTCCTTGGCCCACTTGTTCTTGGTGGCGACTTCGTACAGTTCGTCGCTCGGTTCTTCGATCACGTCACCGGCCTGGAACTCGACAACATCGCAGCCGCGGTGGGCGAACTTGAAGCCCTTGGTCACTTCAATTGCTTTGCTCATGGGAACACTCCAATGAAAACGGGCCACCCGAGGGCAGCCCGTTGTTGGTCACTAAGCCGATCAGGCGGAGAACTTGAACAGCTTGATGGCGTTGGAATCCGCCAGGAAGCCGCCGACCCGCTTGGTCACGTAGAAGCCGACGAACGGCTTGTTGGTGTAGGGGTCGCGCAGGATGCGGGTGCCGATGCGATCGACGATGGTGTAGCCGCGCTTGAAGTCACCGAAGGCGATGGACAGCGCGTTGGCGGCCTTGGCCGGCATGTCTTCGTTCTCGGCGATGCCGTAGCCCAGCAGGGTATCCGGCTGGCCAGCTTCCAGACCCGGACGCCAGATGTAATTGCCTTCGGCGTCCTTGAGCTTGCGCGCGTCGGCAAGCATGGCCTTGCTGGTCATCCAGCGGGCGTTGGTGCGGTAACCCTTCTTCAGCGCGTAGACCACATCCAGCAGCTTGTCCTGCGGGTTGCTGGCCGCCCAGTCGGCAGCGGCACCGGATGCGATGTGCTGCAGCGTGCCGAAGGCGCGGGCACCGTCAGCCGTCAGCGCAGTGGCGTAGGCCAGGAAGCCCTTGGGCTTCTTGGTGCCATCGCCGGTCGTGAAGGCGGCGCCTTCCTTCTCGGCGAAGGTCATCGCGCATTCGCCCTCGATGAACTGCTCGGCATTGAAGAAGACGTCGTCGAGCATCTGCTGCGTGGCCTGCGGGTAAGCGTAGACCTCGCCCATGAACGGGGTAAGGATCGCCAGCTGGCTCGAGTCAGTGGCGGCGCGAGCGTCGTCTTCATCAACCCAGCCGCCAGTGGTGCCGCCCTTGTTGGCCAGCTTCTTGTAGTCGGAGCTGCCGACCGTGATGACGTTGCAGACTTCGCGCATCGGCGAGATGTCGCGCATCAGCTCGAGGATGTCGCGGTCCAGTTCTTCCGGCACGGCGTAGCCGCCATCGGCGTCGGTGGTGATGTTGTAGGCCTTCTGCTGCAGTTCGCCAAGGCCATCATCGATACCCTTGCGCAGGAACTTGCCGAAAGCGGCCTTGTGCTCGGCCTTGGCCGGGTCGGATTCACCGGCGGCGCCGGGGCGGTTGAGCTTTTTGATGAGTGCGTCGAACTCCGACTTGAGGTCGCCAATCTTGCTCAGTTCCTCGTTGATCTTCGAGAGCTTGGCTTCGTAGGCTTCCACCGACTTACCATCGGCTTTTGCCTGCAGACGGGCCTCGTTGGTCTTCTTGAACTCCTCGAAGGCCTCGCCTTGCTTCTGGAGCAGATCCTTGAGGGCGCCGAAGTCGGTTTCGCCAATGGCCATCGGGATCAGGCCACCAGCGATGGCAGCGTCGGCAGTGATGAGGCCGGCAGCATGAGCTGCAGCAGCCAGGAGACCGACACCCAGAGCGATGACGGCACGAATCATGGATTTCTTGTTCATGAGAACAGTCCTTTCAGTTGGAAAATGCTTCGGTATTGCGCTTGACCAGCGCAGCCAGTTCGCCCAACTCACCAGCATCGCGCTGGCCATGCAGGGACTTGATGCGGGCGACGAGCGCCAGCGCTTCACGACGCGAGAGCCCGCCTGCATCGCGCAGGTAGGCCTCGGCGTCAGATAGTGAATTGATCTGCTCGATGCCCTTGACGTTGGAAACGCGCGAGGCATCGTTCGCCGGGAAGGTCACCAGGGACACTTCCCACAGGTCGACCTTCTTCAGCGTGCGGACACCGGACACCTTGTCGTAGCTGTCCTCGCGGGTGATGAAGCCGATCGACAGGCCGTTAAGCGCGCCCATTTTGAGCAACTCGTAGGCCTCGGCGCCGCGGGCGGTCTTGAGAGCCAGCTTGCCTTCGACGTAAAGGCCGATGTTGTCTTCCTTGACCGAGGTATAGACCCCGATCGGCTCGCCACTGCGGTGCTGCCAGAGGAGCGCCGGCATCCGGCCTTGCAAGCTCTCGGCAAAGGCGCCGGGCGTGACGACTTCCTTGTAGGAATCGACAACGCCGAACACGGAGCCGTAGCCAGAAAAAAGGCCGTCCTCGGAGACGGCCTTGATCTTGAACGGGATGTCGAGATGGTCACGCATTTGCGCTTCCTTTCTTCTGCGTTGCCGCCAGTTCGGCGGACAGGTTGATCGGTGTGAGCGGCTCATCGAGATCGGCGAGCGGGTTGAGGTCGAGCATTTCCCGCGCTTCATTGCGCGTCATGATGCCGATGCCGGCCAGCTTGTAGAGGTACTCGGCGGTGTCCTTCAGGGCGCCCCGCAGCAGGCCGCGTTCTTCGAGCTTGACGTAGTAGCCGGCGCGGCGTTCGGCGGCGGTCAGCAGCTGGCAGTCGATTGCCTGCTCGATGCGCTCGAACCACGGGCCGAGGGTATGCACGACGTGCGCCAGGAAGTTCTGCTCGGCGCCGGCGTAGGTGCTGGCCTTGTCGTTGCTACAGACCATGATCGGCATGACGCGGAAGATGCGGCAGATTTCCTCGACCTGGTAGCGGCGCGTTTCCAGGTGCTGGGCATCAACACCGCTCATGGCCATGGGCACATACTTGGCCGAGCGGTCGAGGATCATGGTACGGAAAGCATTGTCGCCGCCGACGTAGTTATCTTCGATCCACTTGCGCAGGGACTTGAACTGCGCATCATCCAGTTTGCCTTCCACCGACAACATGCCGCCGGCCCGGGCGCCGTTGGCGTGCAGCCTGGCGTGCGCCTCCTCGGTCGCGATCGCCAGGCCGATGGCTTCCCGCGCCTGGCGGATGGCGTCCATGCCGGCCAGGCCGTTCCAGCTCGGCCCCTGGATGTGCAGGATGGTCTCGGCCGGGAATTCCCGGCTGCCGCCGGTGCGGCCGGTGATGAAGTAGCGCGGCCGGACGCCCATGGTGTCGGCGAACTCGACGCGCACGGCGCCGGGCTCGATGTTGATCAGTTCGAGCACCTTGCCGCCCATGCCGCGGCTGATGAAGGCGTAGCCGTTGCCGGTGAGCGCGGCGTGAATGACCAGCGTTTCGCGGAAACCGAAGCTGGTGGCGACGTCGTTCGGCTTGCGATGCAGGATGTCCCACAGCGGATGATCGTAGACCTCGAGCTTGTTGCGGCCATCGCGGCGCAGCAGCTTGAACGGCACCTGGGCGACACCCTCGGAGATAACGCGGACGCAGGCCAGCACAGTGGCGACCTTGAGCGCATTGGTCACGGTGACCGATTGCCCGCTCTTGCTGGCGCCGAGATGCAGAATCTCTGCGGCCAGGTCGAGCACCGTTACTTCCTTGCGGCGAAACGGCCAGAGGTTACTTAGATTCATCAGTCGATTCCCAGAAGGATCCCTTGTCTTCCACATACACCGTGGCCCGGCTCAACGCCGTGACAGTCGCCACGACCGGATCGATCCGGCCATTCTTCTTGCTCTTCTTCTTGTCCGGCCGGAAGTTGTCATTGCTGTCGAACAGCAAGGCGACATTCCCGGCGGCCCAGCGCAGGACCGGATTGCCGTTGTGCCGGACTCGCCGGGAATACACCAGCTCCTCGAGCTTCTTGGAGCCTGGGTACATGCCACCGGTGTTCTGCGGCACCTCGACCAGCGGAATGTCCTCTTCGATCAGCTCGTTAATAATCTGCAGTGCGTTCCACCGATCAAACCCGATTTCCTTGACCTCATAGTCGCGGCAGACCTGGCGGATGGCATCCATCACCGGCCTGTAGTCGGTGACGTCGCCTTCGGTGACAGTCAGCCAACCTTCTTTTTCCCACCGGGCGTATGGCGCGGCATCGTCTTCCTGTGCGTCGACCTTGGCGCGCGGCGCCCAAATCCAAACCAGGACGTACCACTCGCCGCCCTGTTCGTCCGGCGGAAAGACCAGCGCCAGCGCCGTCAGGTCGCGCGTGCTAGCGAGGTCGAGGCCGCCATAGCATGCCCGGCCCAGCAGCATGGCCGGGTCGAATTTCTTCTTCCCCTTGTCCCACACATCTAGATCGAACCACCCCTCCGCATCGTTGCACCAGATGTTGAGGTCTTTGGTCTTAAAGTTCGCCAGGGCGCTCGGCAGCGCCTTCGCCTTGCGAGCCATCCCGCGCAGGTAGTCAATCGTCTTCGACTGACCCAAACCCGGATTGGCCTTGATCCAGTTGCGCTCCTCGAACGGATCGTCGCCCTCGTCGAGCGTGTAGACGTAGCCGAACATATCGTCGTCTTCGCGCCGCCCCTCCAGGACAGAGATCAGGTAGTCGCGGATCTCGGTGCAGATCCCGTCGAGGATAAAGCCGGCGGTCGTGATCGCCGACAGCAGCGGCTGCTGCCGGGCCCCAAAGCCGGATTCCAGAACGTCCCACTGCTCCCGCGAGGCCTGGGCGTGCAGCTCGTCGAACATGACGGCGGACGGGTTGAATCCGTCCTGCGCCTCGGCGTTGCTTGCCAGTGGCTTGAAGATCGACGCACCAGCTTCGATCCGCTCCTGGTTCATGCCTTCGAAAATACGAAAGCTGCGTGCCACGCCAGGCGACTTCTTCCGCCAGCGCTTGAAGTTCTCGAACGCCGGCTTGAAGACCGTCATCGCCTGCTCGCGCGTGGTGGCCACGGCATAAACTTCGGCACCGGGCTCGCCGTCCATCATGAACAGGTAGGCACCCTGCGGCCCCTTCCAGGTCGACTTCCCGTTTTTCCGGGCGACCTCCTCGTAGGCCCGGGTGAAGCGCCGGCGGCCATCGGCACGGCGCCAGCCGTACAGCACGGCCGTCCAGAATTTTTGCCACGGATCCAGCAGGATCGGCTTCCCGGCCAGCGCCCCCTTGATATGGACAAAGTAGCGCTCGATGTACTGGATGACGTGCCAGCCATGCGCCGGGCTGAACACCAACCCGCGCTTGTGCGCTTCTTGCAGGTCGCCGTAGTGCCGCTCGACGGCTAGCAGCACCAGGCGGCCGACGGTGATCTCGCCGCGTAGGACCGGCACGCCGTAGCTGCGGTCCCACTCCTGCCAGGTGTCTTCCGGCGGAATCAGCCGGTTCCGCTTGGCCTGTCCCTTCCGAACTCGACCAGGTCGGCGAACAGGTCGTCCTGCACCCCGCCGCCCGTCTTGCTTTCCTTGAGCCGAGCCTCGATCTGCGACATCACCGTCAAGCATGCTTCTGGCAACTCTCTCTTGATCTCGTCGCGGCCCTGCCGCTCGTTATAGCTGTGTGGCAGCTCGAACTTGTTGCCCTTGTCGCTGGTCCCGTAGCGGCCCAACTCGATGCACAGTTTCATGTCTGCCGACCATGCCAGGAAGGTATGCACCAAGAGCACGATCTGGATCCCGGCGGCGCCGACCTTCCGGCCGTCGTTGATCAGCGCCGTACAGATCCAGTCGTACAGGCGCTTGCCCTGGCGGTCCAGGTTGTGACCCGGCGGCGGCGCCGGGATCTCGATTCCGGCAACCGTCCGGTTACCGCCATCATTCCCGCCGCCCTTGAACGGCACCACATTCGGTCTTCCGTCGCTCATGGCAGCTCCAAAACAAACGCAGGGTTGAAAAAAGTCGACTGGCGGTCAGATCGAATGCCCTATGGCTGATCTCTGACCCCCTCCCCCTTCCGGAAAACGTCCCCATAAATTCGGACTTAGGCGACCGGTCTAGAGGCAATGGAGCACAGACTTTTACCCCCCCCTGCCCAGACGCCGCTCTTCGGCCTGTTTCACCTTGTCATGACATAGCTTGCACAAAGGCTGCCAGTTGTCGGTATCCCAGAAGAGCGCCTGGTCGCCACGGTGAGGAATAATGTGATCAACGATCGTCGCCAGTGTCAGTCGGCCAGCCGCCTCACACATCTTGCACAACGGCCGCCGCCGAAGAAAGGTTTCGCGAGCTTTCTGCCATCGGCCGTTGTATCCACGCTGGCTGGACGAACCACGCCGCGCATCGTGACGTCGTTCGACTTCGCGCCGATGCGCATCGCAGTACGCTGATCCTCGAACCAACTGCTTACAGCCCGGATGACGACAAGGTTTAGGGGCGGCGCTTGGCATGTTGAAAGAAGGCTCGATGGCGTAAACGACAAAGCCCGCGACCAAAGTCACGGGCTATATTTTCAGGTTACCACCCCTGTCAACCCCTCGCACTTCATTCGCGCCCTAAGCTGTCCTTCTAGCCACTGTTGCGCGGCAATCAGATCACTGATCGCATCGCGCACCTGGTCGGGTTTATCGTCGTAGGTGCGGTGCCCCGCGCCGTTACAGGTCGGGCACTTCAAGTCGCCGACGAGATGGCCACGCCCCTCACATTTCGGGCAACGGTGATCACGCCAGAACTCCAAAGCCTTCCATGCCACCTCATTCGCCGCATGGCCATCGAGGCCCCGCCCGACAACGCGCGTCGACAGATGCAGCACGACTTCCTGGGCGGTATAGCGCGACGGGCTGTCGAGGAAGCGCACCATCGCAAAGCCAAGCGGGTTTCGCCGCCCGGCGAACCCGAGCGCGGTGGCCACATCGTACGGCCACTTTTCCCAGGTCAGATTCCCCGACGCCGTCGCGGTCACCGCAGACTCGACCCGCAGCAAATCCTCTTCCATCACCTATCCCCCTTGAGCTTGCCGGCCACCGCCAGCTTGGTCAGCCTACGGATCTTCCGGGCCTTACGTCGCCGGTCCTGTTCCCGCAATCGCTTCTCCTCGGCCTCCATCCTCGCCCGCAGACTGCGGATGCGATCGATGATCAACGCCGGGTCCTGGTACATCCAGCCGAATGGCACTCCTGTCATTTTCTGGCTTTCTCCTTGGCAATTCTTTCGCGAATCCTGGCCTCGATACCGCGCCGGCTATCCTGCTCACAGGCCTGCGCTAGCGCCCGAATGACGACCGCGAAGGCTTGGCCGTCGACCTGCGCTGCATGACGGAATATGTGACGGTTCCAATCCATGTCGATCCCGAAGAAGTCGGCCACCACATTGAGATCGGCAGCGGTCCGCTCGCTGATCAGGGCGCCGCTCACAGCACCACCATCCCGCCGTCGCGGTCATCGTCGAAGGTGTCGTCCCCAGCCTGCCGGTCGAGGTAATCTGGCCGCGCAGGGGTGCCACCTCGCGCCGAGCGCTGGCGGCGGACAAAGGTCTCACCCAGCACGGCTTCGGCCATCTTGCGGACATGCAGCGGCACGGCACCGCCGGACTCGTACCGAGCCTTGACCTGCTGCCAAGGACGCAAATCAGGCATGGCTCACCTCCC